CCGCTCCCTTTATTCCCGCTTCCGCAGTGCCATCCCCTGTGGTTCCACGGCAATGTCTGATACACCGTGCCATCGTTTCCGTCAATGAAGCCGTGGACGCACGAACTGTCGTGTGACGGGCTGTTCCAACTATTGATAAATGCAGATGCCTTCGGCTGCGGGCAGCCTACGGAATGGAGCATCAGCCCCTTGACCGTGATCTTCCGCCCTGCCGTGTAGCAGGGGTTTTTCGTCAGAATGCTTTCTACCAGCTTCATTTACTCGTCCCCCTTCCCGTTTTCCGCCCTGTCATGGAGCTGCTCTAAAATCTCCTTCAGCTTTTCCGGGATGGGCAGCCCCAGGTGTCCGGCATTCTCCAGGAGGCTCACGCCCTCGTTGGAGATATAGAAAAAGATGACAGCCGTCCGCAGGACGCTCCCCGTGCCGATGACCTGCACATCGAGGATGTTGGCGATCCCCACCAGCAGGAAGATCAGCACCTTCTTTGCGATGCCCTTAAATCCCACCTCGCTGGACAGCTTCTTATCTGCAGCGGCGCACATCACTCCCGTGATATAATCCACCACGACAAAAGCGATCAGCGCATACAGCAGGCCGTCACAGCCGCCGAGGAACCAGCCGAGCCACCCTCCGGTGGCGGTGAAAATGAGTTGGATCGTGTTCCAGAATTCCTTCATAGTGAAACCCTCCTTTAAAAGATTTTTGTATATGAAAAAAGCGGCTGCCCGCTGTGGACATCCGCCAGTTTCCTTAAAAATATTCTGTCTGCATTAAAGCCTTGTTTTCCTTCCGGTCAGTACATTCACCACCGTTGCCCCTTCCCCGAAGACCGCCCTTGCCTCCGCAAGCGCGTCCCCGGAAAGCCCCCTGTCATCTCTGCGGTACCGTGCAAGGCTCTCCTCATTCTGTGCATCCCGTTTCCTTGCCGTTGCCTCCCTGTCAAAAGCGTAGCCTGCGTATTCCAGCTTTTCGCAGAAATCGTCCATCAGGTACCGCCCGTTGCTTTTCCATCTGATTGCGCCGTCCGCCTCGACCGTGGCCTGCGTGTCTGCCTGCGCCACCGCTTTCCTTACTTCCTCCTCTGCGTTCTTCTTCCAGAATGCCCCAAGGCTGCCGCTGATCTCCCGTTCAAATCTTGTCATCGTGTTTTCCTCCGTTTTTTTTGTTTTTTCCCTTTCGGTAGTACACATATTCGCTCTAAAAGGACATATTATCAAGCAGTTTCGGAGCATAAGCTGCACAAACATCCGGGGCGGGAATTGTGTATTTTATATCTGCTTCGGCAGCCATTCCCACAGCCTCATGTCCTCCTGCCCAAGCGACCACATACACATCCCCCGCAGCTTCCAGCGGTACGCCGCCTGGTTCGCCCAATAAACGAGGGAGTCCACGTCCTGGTAATAGAGGATGGAGAAGCCGTCCGCATCCCCAAGGAACAGGCGGGAAATCCAGATATTGATGTCCCTTGGTATGACTTCCGCCGTGTAGTTGTTCCCGCAGGACAGTTCCATCAAATCCGAATGGAAAAAATCATAATCCATGGAAATATCCTCGCTGCGGGTAGAGCCTTCCTCCACATCGGCGGTCAGCGTGAACACCTGGAATTCCTCATCCCATGCGGCATTGCTCCTGCTGATCCGGCCGAAGGACTTAAAACCGCCGTCCGGCATCCGCACATCGAACCGCTCATACGGCTCGTAGGTCCATGCGTCCCCAAGCCTCATCAGTTCGCAGACGGTCCGCTTATCCGAGCGGTACCCGGCATAGCCGCCGGAAAAGCCGCTGATTGCCGCTGTGAACCGCAGGGCATAGGATGCACCGGAGTAGACACGCACCCGGTTCCCCCGGATGCGCATCTCCACCGTGTACATGGCAGGATTCCCTCTGAGGTCAGCGTTAGGTGTCCGGCTGATGGCCTGGCTGTAGCTGCCAAGCAGCGTGGAGCCCTTGTAAAGCTCCACCCTCTGCGTATCGATATTTAAGCAGCAGAACACATCCCCGCAGAACACACCCGCCTTGCCGCTGCCGTCTGCCGGGAACGCCAGCCTTGCCCGCAGGTGCAGCTCCTTGAATCCGCTGTACTTCCACGCAAGCTGCCCGCTCCCCTCAAGCTGTGAATACGGCCGGTTCTCGTATCCCTCCCGCCACACCTCCCATTTGCCGGAGAGCGTCGTCCAGTAGGTTTCCGGCAGGGGGTTCTCGTCACGGAAGTCCTCATACCAGATGAGCGCCGAGTCCGGCTTCCTGCGGAGCATCTCCAGCGTCAGCTTGAAGCCCCTGTCCGGCTGCGCCATGTTCCCGTCCACATCCTTGAATTTCCGTGGTGCAAGCGTGTAGGTGGCGGAGCCGGCGCTCGGCCATTCTGAAAAAGCCGAGCAGACACGGAAACCGTAAAACTGCACCCCTTTCACATCCACCGAGACCGTGATGGTGTGCGTCCCCACAGAGAGGAAGATTCCCTTTGCCAGCACCGACCAGAAGGTGGTTCTCCAGTACGGCCACCACAGCCGGCTTTCCGTGAAACGCTTCCTGCTCCCGTCAATGGAAATGTATATCCCATTTTTATCCCAGAAGGGGAAACAAAGGCGCACAGCAATATCATAAATCCCCGCCGAAGATACCGTAAAACTGTAAGTGGCGGAGCCATTATCCCCCATCGTCACCATGCCCTCCGAAACAGACACGATGCCGGAATAGCTGTCCGGGTTCCCTCCGTTACGGTCAACAATGATATTTTCAAATTCCGTCTTCTGCTCCTTGCCGTAGGCGGTAAGGTAATGCCTGCGGTTGTATGTGCCGGAAAGCAGCGGGTAATCAAAAGAAACCGCATCCCGTCCCTCCATATAGTCGTACACATGGGGAAGCGCCCACGGCACCTTATCGTAGTCATCCCAATAAGCCACGATGGGGATGAATGGCTGCGGCGGCTTGTCATCCGTGAAGTTATAACCGCCCGTCATCCAAAGCTGTGCGGCATAGTAGGTATTGGAAGTCCCCCGGTAGGTCACGCCCATATTTTTTGGTGTATCGTGTATCCTCCAGTTCCACCCGTAGGCGGGCATCCCCAGAAACACTTTATCCGGGTCCATCACTTTCACGGCGTAATCGTAGATGCCCTCCAGCCATGAGCGCGGGGACACCGGCCCCGGCGCACTGCCCGCCCATGCCATGCCGTAGCTCATGATGGAGGCAGTATCGCAGTAATTGTTCAGTTCGCCGTAAACGCACCAGTTCTCCCCGCCGACAGAACCGTTGATGCTGTCCATCCCCGGCAGGCAGATGTTCATCAGCTTTGCAGGGTTGTAGGATTTCACGGTATTGTAAATGTTGCGGAACATAGCCGTGGACTTCGCCGCTGTGGAGTAATCATCCCCTTTCTCCAAATCGATGTCCACGCCGTCACACCACGGGTATTTCTCCATGATCCGCACAAGCTCCGAAAGGAACTTATCCTGCGCCCCGCCCGTGTTTTCCCGCAGCGCCTTGAAGATGCTGTTCGTGCCGTCATTGGCGACCGTCAGCAGCCATTTGATGTGCGGCCACTTTCTGATATACGTCCGCATGGTGGAGCCTTCCGCAATGGAAACGCCGCTCTCGTAGATTTCCCCGGTCGCCCTGACCTTAAAAGAAAAAAGCCCGATCTGGCTGATGCGGTCGCCGTAATCCCGGAGCGCCTGGTACATCCTTGTATTGCCCATGAACGTCCATACCATGATCTGCTTTCCTTTGAGTGTGTCCATCAGAATGTCCCGCCCCCTTCCTGCATCTCCTGCATCGTAAATAATAATCTCGCCGTTTTCCCGCTTTCCAGCGCCACCTTATGTTTGGAATCCCATGCGGCGCTGTACTGGTAGAATCCCTCTTTCTGAAATGCTGCGCCGTTGCGTGTACACTCCCTGCTTTCAGCAAGCAGCGCAATATCATCCTCTGCTTTCACGGCATCGGGAAAAGACACCCTCTGGCCGCCCACGCCCTGGGCAAGCCGCACCGTCCCCGCCGCCATATCCGATTTCGGGTAGATGTGGATATCCAGAGGAGCGGAGGTCTTCCCCAGGTTAAAGAGGATGACCGTCTCCTCCGAGCGCACCACGCCGTTGAACCATGCGGGAGCCTTTATCCCGCCATCCTCCCGGAGCTTCTGCAGGCAGGTTTCCGTATGAGGGGCATATCCTGCAAGCCCCGGCCCTTCCTGCAGTTGAAGGTCGGTAAACCAGATGCGCCCGGAGCAGTCGGCAATGGTGGGGACCACCGTCACGCTCACGATGCGCATATCCTTCTTTTTATTGACCACCTCCGCAAGCCGGACAAACTCAGCCATCCAGCGTCCACCTCAGTTCCGAGGGATGCCCCACCCATCCCATTGCCACCGGCCCGCCCTGCAGGAGGATGTCCGTGATGTAGAACTCGCCCGTGCAGTCTGTGATACAGACACGGACGGTGACGGATTTCAGCCTCTCGGATGAGAAGTTTTCCGGGGTAATCTTTGCGGTTGTCCTTGAAAAATATGCCATGCTGACCTCCCATCAATACAGGTCGATAAACCTTGACTCCGTGCTGCCGTCCTCATATTCCAGCACGATCTCAATGCCGACCTGCGAATTCCCGCTCAGTTTCTTTAAATTCTCGGATGCGATCTGCGCCGAGATGGTATAGCTGTCACGGTTGGCGGGATACACCGTCTGCGACAGGCTTTTGGTCATGCCCGCCACGCCCTCCGCCTTAAAGGATGCCGTTCCGCTTGCACCGTTTTCCCCGTCCGCCTCAAAGCCGGAGGACACCCAATACGCAAGCCCGTCATCGGCGCGGGAATTCCGAAGGAGGTTAAACGGCACAAGCTCCGCAATGTCCTCGCTGGACACCACGCTGACGCCCTCTAAGGAATCTGCGGCATTGTCCCACTTGCTCGTGGAGCTGCCCAGGTTCTTAAGCACCGTGGAAAGCTCCAGCACCGTGTTCCACGGCTCCTGCAGGTTGTATTCCCTGCGGACGATCCTCGTGGTGACCGAAAGCCCCAGGTCCTTATCCTCCACCCGCACATAATCCCCAAGCTCCCACGCCTCATG